TCAATTATAATTGGATAACACGGGCAACTGTATCAGTATGCCGTCAAGACTTTTAAACTGAGGTTACGATGGCATATTCTGACAGCATTTCCAATACAACATTTAACGCTCTTAAGGTCGTGGATCACGCCTTTCGACGTTGCCGATTAACAGCGCAAGCGATCACTGCTGAGATGCAGGATTACGCTTTAGATTCGCTGTATCTTTTCTTGTCTGAACTGGCAAACATCAAACCTCCAAGTTGGTGCATTGAAAAAGTCATTCTTCCAATGTACGAGAATCAGCAAATTGTAACGCTTCCCATTGGCACAGTGGATGTACTAAATTTAAATTATCGTGTCTTGCAATTATTGTCAGGCGCAGAAACCACAACATCCACCAGCTATAAAGTTAACTTTACATCACAGACCGTTGTCACCACTGTGGGTATCAACTGGTCAGCAAACTCAGTTGCGGTTACGTTTCAAGTCAGTGATAACGGATCAACATGGACAACGGTTGGATCATCTAATGTAACGGCAGTTGCTGGTGATATTGTCTGGACTGATATTTCTGCGGCTAAGGCGTATAGTTATTTTAGAATAACTTCAACAACTTCAATGAGCTATTACGCCATTACGCTTGGAAATATGCCACAAGAGATCCCACTTGGTTTACTTAATCGCGACGACTACGTTAATCAAAGCAACAAAGTTTTCCCATCTCGCCCAAACTCTTATTGGTTTCAACGTGACTTGCCAAGTCCTGTTGTGAATATCTGGCCTGCACCATATCTTGCAGCAGAGCAAGCGCAGTTAATCCTTTGGCGACAAAGACAGATTATGGACACCACAAACCTTCAACAAGACGTAGAAGTGCCTCAGCGTTGGCTTGAAGCTATCGTAAACGGTCTTGCTGCGAGAATGGCGGCAGAAACACCCGCAGTTGATGTTAATTTAATTCCAGTGCTTGATCAAAAGGCAGCTATGTCAATTCAACGCGCATGGGATGGTGACAATGATGGCAGTCCCACTAAAATTAATCCTGGCATTGGCTGTTACACAAAATGAGTATTTATTTAGACACAACAGGTCAGCCTACGCTTGGCATTGGAATCTGTGCCAGATGTTCGCGTAAATTCAAATTAGCTGAATTGCATCCTGATCCTAATTATCCTAACTTGATGGTATGTAAAGATGATACCGATGAATATGATCCTTATCGTTTAGCACCAAGACCACCTGATCAAATTGTGTTGCCATTTAATAGACCTGATACATCACTTAATACACATCCGGCTGGTTTGATCCAAGAAGCTGGCGACGAATTTATCATTACTGAAGACGGTAATGCTTACTTGGAGATTTAAACAATGTCTGACGTACCAAGCAATTTAATACCTACACGAATTACGCAACTTCCAACTGCACCTGTTGCATCAGAAGACAGTTTGATGATGATTGTCTACAACGGCAACAATTATCAAATTAGAGTCGGAGATCTTTTGAGTGTTTCGGGTGTTCCTACAACACGTCAAGTCATTGCCGGAACTAGCATGACTGGTGGTGGTCAACTATCTAGCAATGTAACACTTAGTGTGGCAAATGGTGGTATCACTAGCACACAGCTAAGTGCTACAGGTGTTACTGCTGGATCTTATGGCGATGCCACCAATATTCCTGTTTTTACCGTAGATTCAACTGGTCGCGTCACTGCCGCATCAACGATTGCCGCAACGATTTCTGGCTATGTTCCTACCACACGTCAAGTGATTGCTGGCACTGGTTTGACTGGTGGTGGTGCGTTAAATGCAAATGTAACGCTTGTTGCCAATCTTTCTGATAGCACACCATTAGCTGGATTAACTACTGGATCTGCTGGTACAGCAACGTCTATTTCACGATCAGATCACAAGCATCCGCAAGTGGATTTATCAAGCTCAAATGAAGTTAAAAACATTCTTGGATTGAGCAATGGTGGCACTGCAAAAAGCATTGTGCCAAATGCTGGTGCAATAATTTGGTCGGGTGCTGATGGTTTATATGTCAGTGCGGCTGGAACTTCTGGTCAAGTGTTAGTTTCTGGTGGAACATCTGCGCCAACATGGGGATCAGCGTTAGTCGTTTCTAATCAACCAGCAAATTACGTTTATGCCGGACCGACAAGTGGATCGGCTGCTCCAACCACATTTAGAGCCTTAGTAAATGCAGATTTACCTGTTTCTGGTGCAACTGCTAATACTTATGGATCTTCCACAGCGATACCTATTGTTACGGTAAATGACAAAGGTGTAATAACCAATATAAGTACGACCAGCTTTATTGGTGGTTTAGATTATAAAGGCGCATGGAACGCATCTACTAATACACCAACATTGGTATCAAGTGCAGGAACAAATGGAAACTATTATGTTGTTTCTGTTGCGGGATCTACTAATTTAAATGGCATTACTGATTGGCAAATAGGTGATTGGGCAATTTTTAATGGTTCTGCCTGGCAAAAAGTAGATCAAACAAATTTAGTTACGTCAGTAAATGGATTGACTGGGGCGGTTAGTGTTGGAACCGTAACAAGTGTTTCAATGACAGTTCCAACTGGTTTGTCTATTAGTGGTACGCCAATTACAACATCTGGAACATTAGCACTAACACTTGCTGCCGGTTATTCAATTCCAACGGACACTAATCAAACAAACTGGACAACGGCTTACACACAAACACAGCAATGGAATGGCGGTAGTACAAACTTAGTTGCGGCAACAGGTAGAACATCGCTGGGTGCTACGACTGTTGGCGGAAACATGCTTACGCTTACTAATCCAAGTGCAATCACTTTTCCACGATTCAACGTAGATAACACAGTCAGTGCTTTAGATGCCGCTTCATTTAGAACCGCTATTGGTGCAGGAACAAGCTCAACAACGGGTACAGTAACTTCAGTAGGCGGCACAGGAACCGTAAACGGTATTACGTTAACTGGCACAGTAACTAGTACGGGTAGTTTAACGCTCGGAGGTACACTTAGCGGTGTTAGTTTAACAACGCAGGTTTCTGGTACATTACCGATTGCAAATGGTGGAACAGGTAACGCAAATGGCATTAATGGAGGAACATTTTAATGATTGGCGATTTAATCACTAAAGTATTTGATGAGCGCAATGCAAGTCATGCACGTCACTGGACAACTGATTCGTATGCACAGCATCAAGCATTAGGCGAATTTTATGATGAATTGATAACGCTCATTGATAAATTTGTTGAAGCACAAATAGGAACTTTTGGTAAAATTGAAGACATTCCAAATGATGATCCGCATATTGAAAAGCTCATTCGTGATAACTTATCGTGGATCAATGATAATCGAAGTGAATTATCAAGCAATGTGCCAGCACTTGAAAACATATTAGATGAACTAGCGGGTTTGCACATGTCAACCCTATTTAAACTTGAAAATTTGAGGTAACAACATGGCAGCTTCTGGTTTCACACCCATTCAGCTTTATCGAACAGCAACAGCAAGTACATCGCCTACGTCTGGAAATTTAATCGCAGGTGAGCTTGCGATCAATTACAACACGGCTGATATGTCAGTTTGGGCATTAAACAGCGGTGGATCTGTAATAAGATTGATGAACAATCCTGCTGGGTTGAAATATCCAACAGTAGATGGCACGTCTAATCAAGTGATAAAAACAGACGGTGCTGGTTTATTATCATGGGTGACTGCTGTTTTATCTGGTGGCGCGTTAGGTACGCCTTCAAGCGGAACGCTTACTAACTGTACAGGTCTTCCTGTATCGACAGGCGTGTCGGGTCTTGGCACAAACGTAGCTACCTTTCTTGCGACACCTACCTCCGCAAACCTCGCTGCCGCATTAACAGACAAAACAGGCACAGGGGCAAACGTATTTGCATCAAACCCAACCTTCCCTGCGCAAATTAACCTCACTGCAAACTCTGGATATAATATTTATGCTTCGGGAACGGCTGATAACTATTTAGCTGGAAATCTTGGTGTTGGGGGTGTCCCTGTATCAACTATTACAGCAGTGGGCTCAGGTCAGTCAACGGCTTCATTTAATACGTCAACTGGCTTAGGGGGTGCGTTAATTATAGGGGATACTTCATCGGGAGCGGGTAATGGAGGGGCGATTGTATTTTCCGCAGCGTCTACCGCGTGGCGATTTGCAGCTATTAAAGGTATGGCAACAAATGGCGCAAGTAATTCACAAGGCGACCTTGTATTCTCTGTTAGACCGGCTGCGACTGATTCAACATTAACTGAGTCATTTAGGCTTCTTGCAAGTAAAGACGCTACGTTTTCTGGGTCAGTAGGGATTGGGGCAGCGGTTTCAGCAGGAACAAATTTAATCGTAGGTAAAAATCTAACAGGCGCAACAACCACATACGGAGTTGATAATCAGTTTACTATCCAGTCTGACGTTACTAGCGACGCTAACGGTTATAGAACAGTAGCTTATACTCAAGCAGCCAGTTTTACGCTAAGTAACCTTAGGCATTATCAAGCACTGCAAATTGCGTTTGGCGCAGGCTCTAGTGTTACAAATCAATACGGCTATGTTGCAGAAAGCTCACTCACAGGCGCAACAAACAACTAC